TTTCGCCAATTCTGTATGCACATTGGCCACGCGCACTTGCTGCACTCCCACAAGTGCCACCAAGGCGCCAATGACGATCCAGTAGACATACTCGGGCATGAATTTGAGCAGGCTCATGCGGTTATCATCCATCCGATATTTGCCACGTACTGCCGGGTGCGCTCGGCCAAGTGCAAGCGCGCCGGTCCGTTGACGAGGCGTGTGACCTCACGCATGTCCCCGCGGTCGGCAGCCTTGTTGCAGCCGTACTTTGACCAGTACCATGCTGCTGTGAGCGCCGCATGTTGCGGTTGGAGCAGCAGGTCCGGGTTGCCGACGTAGTCAAAGCCAAGATCCTCGCTCGCCTCCCGATAATTGTCTTCCCAGGTCACCTGGATGAGGCCGCGGCCGTGGTACCCCTTGTACAGCAGGTCTCTCAACCCCTTCGGATTGCGGGCGTAGGGCGCTGCCTCCATCACGGTCTGGAAGGCGCGCGGGAAGATTTTCGCCAGGCGTCCGGCGTCCTTGTAATAGAGCCCTTCTTCCACGGCGGTCAGTCTGTCAGACTCGATCGCCACAGTGGCCAGGAAGGCCGCCACCCGGCGCGGAGTGTTGATCTGGAACCGTGCCATCGCAACGTTCAGGTGGTCGACATACTTGCGGGCGTCTGCAAGCGTTGCCCCCGTGGCCAGGGCGAGTTCTTTGTCGGATATCTTCATATCTCAATCACCTCCACCGGCAGATCCGGCGCCGGCCCCTCAATCAAACCATCACGAAAAAACACGCGGTCCCCAACCGTTGCGGTGCCGCGGGCCTGCGCGGTCCCGCCACCGGGCACCTGAATAGTGGCCACGCCGTCAGCATAGGTCAGCACCTCGCCCACCTGCAGCGGGGGATTCGGGATCAGGGCCAATAGGCGTTTATATGGATTAAACATGCGTCTCCAGTCGGATCGTTTGCCACACTTCCGGGCTGCGAGCGTCAAGCTGAACTGCGCGAGACAGCCCCAGGTATGTGGTGCCACCGTCGACATAGCGCACCAATTTTCCAGGCGGGATAACTCCAGTCTCTGGCAGTACAGGCAAGCGCAGAGAGAGCGGGATCTGCCGACCTGTATCGGCCAACACCGGCCGACCACGTTGCCTCGCCGCAGCCTCGGTAGTTATCAACGGGTCGACAACCATCGGCGCCACTAGGCCGCCGTCCGTCCCTGCACGTGTCACTTGGCCGAGGACGCCAGCGCTTACACCGGACACGTACACTCGGTTGTACACAGGTTTGAAAATCCGCTCCGTCGACTCCACCGTGGCCACAGATGACGGGATTTCAATGTCAGGAGTAATTGCGCTCCACTCCCACGGCAGACTCGGGTAGCGAGGCAAAACGTGCAAGGTCTTATCGACTCGATGCGGTTGGATATACGAGCCAGCCGCAGCAGCAATCTTATTGAGTGCCGAAATGTAGGCACCCTGGTGGGAGAACACACCTGCCGGGATGGACCAGTCAACAGCTTGCCAATCCACCGTCCAGCCGATCGGCACACCATTTAGCGTCAACACATCGTTCATTAGCTGCTGAGCGGTACGTGCATCGGCATTTGCGTGGCTCATAACCGGCGAGTATTGCTCGTCGAGGGAGGCAGCCAGTCCGCGGCCGCTGATCCTAATTGCGGACGAATTAAACGACCGATCACGTCCGCAGTTCTCGACCAGCATGCGGTATGCGACTCCGTTGATCATTGCTTCGACCAAGACAGGTTCGTCCGGGCTCGCCGGCTCTAGATCGCCAAGCGCTTGGCCGGGCAAAGACGCACTAAACGTCCACGTCCACGAGTCCGTGTCGAGGGACATGGACATATCAAATGTCGGCAGGAAGATATTCCCGTCGACGCGGCGCAGTGTTGTTTCGTTCAGCACGACATAAACTTCCTTGATCGGTACGACAACCGTGGCCACCGGGGGCGGATTCTCCCCGCCGTGATCGTCACAAATGAAAACCAGGTGTGCGGAGCCGTCCCACAGCGCGCTAAAAAGCAGATCCCCGGAAGGCGTGTAGCACGAATGTTCCGGTGGCTCTGGCGGCACATACATGCCTGCAGGAGGCTTCATTGCCTGCTGAAACTCTCCGTGCCAACCGAGGTTGTGCCAGCGCGCCGGGCCAATCCGCCCGGAATATGGGACGTAGTGTGCGCTGGCGGCTTGCCAACGGGCTGCGGCCAGATTTCGGCGATCTCGTAAGGTGTCCTGGTGTCGGAACTGCGTCTGCTGCGGGTGAGCCGGGTTACCCCGCTGGAATCTGGTTTTGGCACCGATACGCCGATCCCGCACCCCGTCCTGATGCAAGGTGGCCGTGCGGTGAGAGACTTTGACTGCGGATTGAAATCTGGATGCAGCTATCGGTCTGACATCGCGGACACCATCGGAGTGCGCTACCTCTGTAATTGACGACGCCTGAACTGCCAGAGACCACGTTGCCTTACTGCCGGCAGGCAGTGCGCTCGGTTTCTGCATGCCAGCTTGTGTACCAACCTTTACCGGAGCGCTGACCTGCCACGGGGGCGTAACCTCCCCGACCACGGGGCGCGATGCACCAGAGATGTACTGCGCAGAAATTTGAGCCGATAAACCTGGCAACACGCCCTGCACCGTCGCGTGAACGACTGGAGCAATACGAATTGCACCGACGAGTGAAGGGAGCGTGCCAGCAAGGGTGGCTTCAGCAAGCGGTATGTCAGGGCTTTCTCCCGCACCAAAAACCAGATCAACAGGATTCTGGGTGATCGGTGCCTGAGAAAATATCAGGTCGACGGGATCTGCCACCGATTACCCCAGCGCGGCGGACAGCACTCGAACCACACCCCCTGCTCGCAATGTGGTATCCACAAGTTTGATCGTGGCGGTGCCAGCTTCATCGGATACGTCGCAGTCGAACACGATATCACCATTACCATTGACCACGCGCGCCCACACGGCGATACCCGTTTTCATGATCAGTGGCTCGGCCCCTGGCTCCAGCGTTAAAACGCCGTCAACGACAGCGCCGGCCGGGTCGGCCAGCGGCACCTCGACCAGCATGTCGCCGCCAGGATCGGCGCCGAACGCCGGCCGCACCGTGTCGTATATCCAGATACGAGCAACATCGACGCCGAGGTTCAGAAACGACAGCGTACCTGCTAGGCGCATCTCATTATGGGCCTGCGAAATGACAATCATGCCATGATCTCCGGTGTAACGCGATCTGCAACAACCGCACGATAGACGCCCACGTGGTCATAGCTCACCACGGTGTATGTCTGCGCCTCATCGATGTATTCAAACTGGTATTCACCGGTGACTGGGTCGCTCCATGTCTCCCGCAACATCAGCCCGTCCTTGTCACGGAACAGGCGCACGCGACGGAAGACAGGGCTATTCGGGGTTCCGGTTTCTTTAATCGTACCTGCTATTTTTCCGATGCCGGCATGGTAGATATCGCGAACAGGCGGTTGCGGCGCAATTGATCGCAGCGCGGCGTCAGGACCGTCCACGCTAACAACAGATTGAGGGGCGATTAATATTGGTGAAACCGGCAGCATTTCCGAATCATTGGCTTCGGCGGGCGGCGTAAATTCCTGCGTGTACCGGCACACATTCCGAGTGACCCTAATGTCGTCCACGTTGCCGTCGCACCAGAACGCAGCCCCTGGTCCGCTGGACCCAATATACGTTTTCATCTGAGAACCGTCGGTAGGCATAGACGCCGAGTTGAGGGTATTGACCACGGTGCCGTTGACAAAAAACGTGTACTGGGTATCTTTGCGCACTAATGCGAAATGGTGGAACTGTCCGTCATTCACGTCATTTGCGGTGGTAGCGACGAAGAACGGTACGGAAGGGTTATATACCGCGCACTCCAGCTTTGTACCATACCAGTAGATAAGGTACTGCTGAGTGGACGCCGCGCTAACACCACCTGTCGTACGTCCGATGATCACCCGTACTCCTGAAGCCCCGGTAGAGCGCGCCCATCCTTCGACGGTGAAATCCCCCGAGCCAATATCGAGAGCGAAATTGTCAACCGTGAGATAGTCCCCGTTGCCATCAAACACCATCGAGCTTCCGCCAAACTTACTGAAAGCTGTAGAGAGCTTTGCATCCCCCGATACCGCCACCCGATTCTTTTGGGGGCTGCGGTCCTCTATTAGCGTGGAGCCGTTGTCGCCATCAAACGACAGCAACAGTGTTGTATCGAAGTAATGTTGGTCAGCCATGGTGGCTTATCTCCATGGACCGGTAATGTCGACAAAGCTGCCACCAGAAGATGCGGAATCAAAAGGACCCGGGATATATTTCAAAATCCTACCAGGCAGATTGGTCGTGCCTGTAATGGAATCCCTTGCGGCAAATGTATTGTTCGGGATGTACTGAGGGCTACCGTAGAATCCGGGGATCAAGCCTCGTAAGGCAGTGGAAGCAGTATCTGTGGCGTACATAGGCTGTAGATACACGCCGCCATCGGAAGGGTTAGGGTACGGCATAACCCCTTTGCCAGAGGTGAAAGACGTTGTGTTCGCCATCACCATGGCAAAACTCTTACGCATTTGCATAGAGCCGCCCAACCCCGTGTATGCACGAGGGCAATACATCTCATGAGCGGTCAATGCGTCCCCCTGCCACAAATTATTAACATCTAGGGGGGACGTTGAGCTGTCAGCACTACGGCCGTTTAAAGCGCAAGCAAACGGGTCACCGGACTTACAGGGGAGTAGATCGCCAAACATGGTGAGTTCGTAGCCTGGAGCGTTGGCTGCTCGATGTTGGCGACCCATGTAGAAAACACGCCCGTCGGTGATCAACATCCAATCCTTGGCTGTGGCATCAGCTGCGTCGGACTTAGACCACCACGTTCCGCCAGTGCGTTGCGCAGTGGTAGGAAAAGGCCCAGTGCCGCTGTCAACGTCCAACATGGTTTCATACCCAACTAACCGAGCCGACGTAGTGCCGTTGTCTTCCACCTGCAGGTAGCAGCCAGTGGCTTGCACACTAGATGATTTATACGCCGCTTTGTTCGTACCAGAGAATGGTTTTGTCCAGCCGCCCCCTGCCAACTTCATGGTGATGGTGCCAGTGGCCGTTTGATTGGCTATACCTGACGTGGCGAACCGCACTTCAGTGCTCGTCGTAGAAATGACTTTTTGCTCCCCGTTCAGGGACGACGGGGTGGCGCCGGCGACTAATACCACCGCTCCGACTTCTGCCCCGTGGCCAGTGGAAATAGTCATTTCCGCGACGTCGTCCGTCACCACCAGGGAATCCACAGACTTCAAGCCAAAGCCGTTCACCAAGCAGGCATCCAGCACGCCAATCAAAGCGCCGGCTTGGCCGCTCAGCTGCGGGGACCCGATCATGCCGGAGTGGAAAAATTTTACGGAAGTATCTGCCATGCTGTATGTCCTTTACGGTCTATCCACGTCACCGCGCACCAGCACGGTAAAAGAATCGTCTTCCACGGTGGTCGCACCTTGTTGCACAGTACGCACGATCCAGATCGGTGCCATCGCCCCAACCGTGTTGATGCGTAAGACATTGCCGACCGACCAGCCCGTGCCCCATCCTAATTCCCGAACGGTGAAATACGGAACACCTGTTGTCGGATTGATCGGCGCGCAGTCCGCGTTGATCGTGCCGTCCGCGATCACGCCAACGTGCTCGCCGATCACCTGGAATGCAGTATTGCTGGTGAATCGCAGAGCCCAGCGTTCAGTCACCGAGCCGGCATTGGTCACTTCGATCGGTGCAAGCGTGGTGTTATACGTCGCCGGCGCGGGGCCGCCCGAAGCAGTGTCTTGCCAGGTTACGGAGTCCCACGATGCCTGGTCGAAGGTGTGCGAAACACGCGACTTGAGATCGTTTGTAATCAGCGCGCTCGACACATACGAGCCGAGCGGGTAGTCGTGGGTGATTTGTCGGGTGAAGGCCAACTGGCCGCTGATCTGTACATCCGACACCTGCAGCAGGTCCTCGACCCGGTCCTCGATCATGACCGGCTGGCTGTAGCCGGTCACATCGTTAAACGTGATCGTGCCGGCTTCCAGGTCCGCGGTATAGCCGGTGGAGATCGTCGCGCCGTCATTGCCCACCACGCGCACCCTGGACAACCGCTCGCGCACCAGGTCGATGGTCTGCGCTGCTGACACAGTGAGCGGCCCGGTCTTCTTGGTGTGGCCGATGACGGCGAAGCCACCGCGGCGGAAGATCGGCACCTTGCCGTCCTGCGGCAGCCGAACCGGGTCCAGGCCCAGGATGTTGGCATCAAGCGGCAGGTAAGAAAATGCCACCGCGTTAAACCGGATGGTTTCAGCGAACACGAAAGCCGGCTTCCACACGTTCGCACCCACCACATTCGCCGGGTCGTACCAGGCTTGCGTTTCATTGCCGGCCGCAGTGACCATCTCGCCAAACTCGACTCCGACCACGCCGGTTTCATAATTCACGCTGCCACGCACGCCGGTGCCGGAAATCGTGCCATCGATGCTGGCGGTAACATTGATCATGCCGCCTTCGGCCTTGGTAGCTAGGATCTGCAGCGAGCCAGACCGGATCGGCGACACGGGAATGCGGAAAGTGGCGCCGGACACGGTGTTGTCGCCGCTGGTGGTCAGCAGCGAGTCGATGGCGATCGCCGCGCTCTGGCCTGCGGCCCAGCTGGTGATCGACACCTCGCCGGTCGAGTAATTGATCGAGCCGGCCGACGTGGCCGCGCCGGTGGCGACATCGAGGTCGGTGTACAGCGAGCCGAGCCGGTCGAAGTAGCGTTTCCCGGCAAGTGTGAAGTTCACGCTGCCCGGAACCACCGCTTCGCCGTTGCGGTTGGCGACGTTGAACTTGATGGCCGGCGCGGCGATGTTTTCATCTGCCGGCGCCGCTGGCGTACCGCCTGCCTGGAACGAGAAATTAACGGTTCCGGTCAGCGGCATCCGCGCGGTCTGGCTCTCGTAAGCGACAGATTCAAGACGGAATGTCATTTCAATCCTTATACGTAGCGGAAATTGGCGGCACCGGTGTTCAGGTAACGCATCTTTTTCACGATAGCCGGGCCGTCTGGCTGGAAGGTCACGATGCCAGTGGCGTAGTTGATCGTCCCGGCATTGCGACCCAGCACATCGATGATGTTGCCGTTACCGTCGTCGCGCGCGGTGGCACGCGGTGCGACCGAATAGTGATCCTCGAAGCTGCCGGACGTCACCACATCCTGGTCCAGCTCCACCGGCCAATCCATTTTGACGGTGCCGGGCGTGATACCGGTGTAGCCCAAGTCGATGGTGATCGTAGTGTCGCCACCGCGCGGCGGATCTACGGCCGCAAAGGTCTTTTGCGCAGCCGGGTCCGCCACACGGTAATTGACGGCGTAGCCTTGGCTGCTGGCTGGCAGATTGACCGGCGTGAATGCGATCGCCCCGGTCTCATAATTGACCGTCCCGGTGGCGTCGCCCGTAATGCCACCCTTACCATTGTCCGAGGCAGACCGGGCAGTGCCATCGTCCCAGATGATCGTCACGGTGCCGGGCTCCAGCGAGCCGACGGACAGTTGCAATTGCGCCATTGCCGTGCCCACGGTGGCGCCGGCGCGGTTGATGTAGTTGACCTTGCTGTTCCATGCCCACATGATCGAGCTGCCGTCGTCCGGCAACGCGCCAAGCGTTACCGCCACGGCGCCGGTGGCGTAGTTGACGGACCCGACACCATACGCTGCATCACTGCCACGCAATACGCCGCCGCCATCGTCCCGCAGGTCATACCAGCGCCCCTGTGCGCGATAGCTGACCAGCGTACTGCCCGGCGTCGGCGGCGGCTCAATGGTAACGATGTAGTTGTAGGCGCGGGACTCTTGGGTGACTGGTGTTTGCGCGGTGTCGCTGACTCGCAGAGGCGCGGCCGCCGGCTTGAACGTGACCGTCTTGGTGCCGTTGTACGGGGTCGCCAATGTCGGGAAAGCGATCGTGCCACGCGCATAGTCCACCACGCCGACCACGGTGGCGCCATCGTACACTTGCCCGCCGGTGTCGGTCAGCGTGGCACCAGCGGATACGGCGATCGACAGCGTGCCAGGCGTGATTGAATTGCCGACCGACAGAGTAGTCGTCGAGTTGAACGGCTGGCTGGTAGTGTAGGACACATTGCCGTTCGCGGCCGTTGTCACCGCAGACGATTGTCCGGCGGCATTTTGGTCAACCAGCGGGATTTCGGTTTGTGCCGACGGGACCAGTTGTGTAAATACCGTTTGAACCGTGGCCGAAATATCCCCCAAGGTCACGGGGGTGCTGATAGGTGCGACGCCCGAGTAGACAGCTGCGTCCGCGACCGATGTGTCACGGATTTTAGTACCAGTGCTGTTTCGCTGGTAGAAAGGCGACGGAGAGCTGCCTGGGAAATCCTCGCGCAGTGGGTCACTGATGTCACACGAAACTACTGCCCCCTCGTAAGTCTTGTTCTGATCGTTCGGGTTCACATAGGTGCGGACCACTGTGGACGTATCGATGACGCGCACATACTGGATGCGCTGATCCGACTGGCCTTCGCGGTAGACCAGCACGAGAGTTTGGCCGATATTCGGTGGTGCCTCCGTGGGGCGCTGGAAAATCTGAATCACGCGCTGCCCGGCGACATGATTCTCCAACAAGAAACCCGCCCACTCGACACCCGGCACCAGATAGGACTCGACCCGGCTGACCGCACTGTCGCGCTCGTCGAATGTCTCGCCTGTGCTGAACAGCGTCACGCTGACATTGGGGTCGGACGGAGGCTCGGCTACGATGATATTGGAGCCGAGATAGGTGTCTGTATTGTTGGTCTGAACGTGGACATGAACCTTGCGCACGCTGACGTCGCCGCCGGCGCGATCCAGTTCCGAAATGTCCTGAAAAATCGCGTTGGAAGCGCCGTCGACGATGACGTTGGACGTCGGTCCACCGCCGCCTTCCGGCACGTCATCCATAACGCGGGAAGTGACCAGTTTGATATCGCCTTGAAGGATGGCCATCTGTTAAATCCTCATTAGCCGCACGACGCACAGATGGAAATCGGCGTTGTTCGCATCGTTGTAGTGAACGACAGGCCGGGCCTCTAGGGCGCCATCCTGGTGTCTGAACATGACTTCGAAAGTCTCGCCACGCAGTGTAAGAGTCATCTGCTTGCCCGGGGCTGCGGCCAAATTTCGCAGTGCGGTGACAGTTGATAGCGGCATCCAGGCGCTGGAGTCATCTTCTGGCTCCAGAGTGATCGGTTGCCCGCCAACCCGTGCCGCCGTGCTGACGATCAGCGCACCGGTAATGGTGCGCTGCGTAGATTGCTCGACCGGGTGCCAGTTGTGCTCGTCCGACCAGTACAGATCGGAATGCAGTTCGACGGTGGTGGCGCCGTCAGTAAGACTAATTGTCATGATGATGCTCCTGCTGCGGATTCAAGTTGTCGAATGATAGATGTCAGCGTATTGGCATCCGTGTCAGAGGCCACGGTCACTGGATTGCTTCGCCCATTGATCTTGACGTCGATGGTCTTGGTGCTGCCGCGCCCAGTCGGCGCCTCGCCCGGCTGCCCCGGCACTGGGGCACCAGATGTCTTTTCTTCCTGCGCGCGGCCCGCCCTGTCTTGTGCAATAGCCAAGGCGCGCTGTGTTGCGCGAACAAGAGCGTCCGCGTCATTCAGCGCCTGGATGCTGACAGTGCCCGTCGGCATAGCCGAGATCCAGTCTTTGGCGTTACGCGCTTGCGCCGCACCGGCGCGAGCAAATTCCAAATCTCCGCCAGTTATCGCACCGGAGTTGAGCTTTTGGATGATTGCATTGGCGATATCTGTCGGCACCGAGTTACCAAAGGTGCCGGCAGCCGAGCCATCCGCGTTCGCCTTGAACCCGTCCGAAGTCAGTTTTTGCTTGGACAGCGCATTGGTTTGTCGATCGATTGCGTCGGCATTGCGGTGCCGGCTTTCCGTATCCGCGTCGATACCTTGGCGCGACCCTTCACGGGCACCGCGGCTTTGCAGGATCAGGGTGATCTCACGCTCCAGCGCAGCGATAGCGTCTTTCCCGGCGTTCGCTTCAAGCAACTTAGCCCGTGCGTTGGCAATGCGCGTGTCGATCTCCTGTTGCTTTGCCTTCAGCATCGGGTCTTGCTGGCTGAGTGCGGCGCGCTCGATCTCCAGCGCCTTGATCGTTGCTTCCGCCTCCAGGCGCTTTGCATCGGACGAAACCCTGATCGCCTCAATCTGCTTGCGACGTGCTGACACCTCGAACTGCAACGCGAGCTCATAGTTGCCGCTGGCACGCGCGGCTGCCGCCATGGACTCGTAGTTGCGTTCCTCTATCTGAATTTTTGTCAGCGTGAGGTTAGTGTTTGCCTGCTTGGCGCGCGACTCCCGATCCAGCGCAGCAATGCTGTCCTGAATCGCATCATTGTACAAATGGGTCGCCTCGGCGGCACGAAGCCTGGCCACGGCGACTTGCTCGCTTGTCGCCCATCCGTCTTTTTCGCCCTGAATCAGCCTAGCTAAAGTTGCCTCCGCGGTTTCCATGGCCGCCTTGAATTCACCCACAGCAGCTGCGTTGTCCTTATACGTCTGCACGGCCAGCCGGCGCACGGCCGCCTCATTGCGCGCAGCGGCAGCAGCCTGATTTGCCTGTTCAGTCTCAGCTTGGCTCGCGACAATCTTTTTGTCGATTTCGGCAAGTATCTCCTTGCGGCCGTTTAGATCGCCATCCTGCGCCAGAGCGGTCTTAACGATCTCATCGCGCTGTATTGCCAAAAGCTCCGTTTCAACTCTGTGCGCCTCCGCCACCTTGGCCAAGGCGGCCGCCTGCTTCTCGTAGGACGTAACCTGTGCTTCCATCGTTAGGAACTGCTGCCCCCGCAGTTCAGCCAGTTGGACAATGGAATCTCCTTCGATCTTTGCCGCTTTGGCAAGTTTTCCAGAAGCCTCTATTTCCTTCTGCTGTGCAGACAACAGCATAGAGATGTAAGCCGTGAGTTGAACAAGCCTCGCGCTGTGATCGAGCGCACCGTTGGCCGCTAGTTTGGCGGCGAATGCTTGTGCCTCTTGGGCCTTGGCGGTGCTGGCGATGGCGCCTGATGCGGTGGCGGCAGCTTCACCTGCTTCAGTCAACTTTTTGTTCTGCTCGGCCTGCTGCGCCGCAGCTTCCTGAGCAGCGGCAGAACCACCAGTTACGCTAGTGACGAATTTGTCATGCCTCTTTCGTGCTTCCTCGGTCACCCGTCCGAGTTCGGCCATCGGGTTGGTCAGCGTAACAATCGATCCGACCAAAATACCGATGCTTCTCCCGAGCACACCGACAATCTCAGAGAACGCGGAAAATACGATCGCTACGCCTGTGACAACGACATTCAGCGCCTTCAAGGCACCAGTCAAGATGTCAGTCCATGCAGCGTCGCCAGCCGTCTGTGCAGTCTGCGTGAGAGTATTCTTGAATCGTTCCCATGATGGCTGCAACCCATCCGTCTCGCCGCGCATCTGCGATAGCGCCTTGGTCAATGCGGGGAACAAGTCTCTGGCCGCTAGGCCGCCGCCCTCGACCAGTTTGACAAGTTGTGCCTCGGTTAGTCCCAGACCTTGTGCGACAAGGCTTAGTGCACCTGGTAGGCGATCACCAAGTTGCTGCCGCAATTCTTCCATCGATACGGTGCCCTTGGACGCCATCTGGCCGAGCGCTTCCAGTATTCCCGTAACTTGCTCTCCGCTCAAACCAAGAGTGCCTGCGGCGCGGGCAACTTCAGCAAAAAGTTGATTGGTCGTTTGCAGACTGATACCGGACGCCTTCGTAGCCGCAGAGAATCTGACAAACGCCTGTTGGATATCCCCAATCGAAACGCCGGCAGAATCTGCAACCTTTTTCAAGAAATCAAACTGCTGCGCCGCGATCTTGGCGTCCTTGTACACAGCAGTCAGAGCGCGTCTAAACTGCTCGGTCTGGATAATCGTCCTGACAAATGCAGCAGCCAGTTCCTTGATTTTATTGACCAGGTAGCCGACACCGTCCGCAATGATATTGCCGGCCGCGATCTGTCCGATGGAGTTCTTGAATAGTCGTGCTGCTTGGTCCGCAACAGTCATGGTTCCGGAGACTTTGCGCAACTCGCGCTCCAACTCCTTAATGCGGGACTCGCCAGCGGCAAATGCTGTAGCCAGTTGTCCGCCTGTCAAGCCGGCGGACGTACGAACCGTTTCCATCGCATTGCGCACCTGCGAAATTTCAGACCGCAGATCCTGCGCACTGCGAACCCCAAGCGTACTAAAGGCGCCGGTGATCTTTTCTGCAGCCAGTTTGGCCTGCTCCGCGGTGGCGCGAGCTTGCGCATCAGCTTTGTCAAGTTCCTCCCGCCAAAAGCGCACATACTCGGCCGCCTGCAGCATCTTGGATGCGTCTTCGGCCTGGCGTTCAAATGCGCGCTGCGCCGCCAATTCGTGTTGTGCAGCGCTCAGCACCTCGGTTCGACGGGCGAGTTCCTGCGCTGCGTGCGCAGCGTTGACCAGGGCTTCCGCCTCGCGCTGCCACTGCTCCGCGTTGCGCTGTGATTCTAGTGCGCGCTCGCTCTCTGCTAGGCGCCGCAGCGCCTCATCAAATAAACGTGCATACTCCGCGGTCTGCTGCAGCCGGCTTGCGGCATCAACTTGCTCTTGAAATGCGCGGATGCCGGCCAGCTCGCGCTCGCGTTCGGCAAGACGTGCTATCCGGTCCTGCACATCCTCGGCCGCTCGCCCTGTACGGTTTAGCGCCTGCACCAGCTCAGCTTGAGCAGACGCAATGTCATCTGTCGACACACCGAGATCCTGTGCGGCGTCTGCAGCCTCCCGCACCTGCGTAGCATTGGCAGCGAGCGCGCGGCCGGCTTCGTCGGCTGCAGCAGCAGCGCGCCGGTATGTTCCGGCCAACTTGGATTCCGCTTGCTCGGCAGCCTTAACATCCTGGTTGGCCTTGGCCAAGGCTTCTGCCAAGCGTTCGACTTCTGCACGCTGCTCGATCTTTGCCAGTTTTAGGCGCTGCACCTCGTTGGCGTACGATTCTTCCGCTTTGCCGGCAGCGCTCGTCGTGGCGTTCAGAGTGGCTAGTTCGTCGCGCGTTGCGCGTGCGGCCTGGCGCGCTTCGGCGAGGGCTGCTGCAGCTTGCCGCTGGCGCTCCACTGTCGCTTGCGATGCTATAGCCAATGCGTCAAGGCGCGTTCGCAACTCTGCCGCCGTGGCCGATGCTTGCTCTTGCCGCTGCGCTAGGTCCGCCGTCTGCTCGGCCAGGGTGGTGAACGTCTGCAAGGCTGCAGACTGCTCGCCGATGCGGCCGATCTCGTCTGCAAGACGCTGGAACTCGGGCGCAGCATCCCCACCCTCCTTGGCCAAGGCGACCAAGGTGGATTGCAGTTTTTTGATGTTTTCTTCGCCGAGCGTGTCAACGCTCAGTGTCATCCGCACATCGCGGTTGCTATTGCCAGTTGCCATGCGCACGTCCTAAATGAAAAACCCGCCAGAGCTGGTATTCAGCGTGGCGGGTATCTCGGGCTGCGGGTGCTTGCCCCGCCACGCCGGGGCGTGGTTAAGCTGCGTCGCGCAGTTCCACAACGAAGGGTTCGGCTTTGCCGGTCGGGGTCTTCATCGTGCCCGGCAAGTTGACGGTGTTGAAGTCGTCAGCAAGGAAGTCGAACGCAGCGTCGGCAGCGATAACCGCTTCCCAGACACGCACGATGCAAGGCAGGCCGTCCGCTTGGTTCTTGCCGTCGAAGATAATCTCGGCGCGAATGTCGGTATTGGTGGCGCCCGAAATCTTCGAGCCACCGATTGCGCCGTAAGTACCGCTGACGTTCACGGATTGGCCGTCAGTCATGGAACCTGTGCTCAGCGCCTTGATCCAGCCCATCGGCTTGTTCAGCAAGTAGTCGGTGCCTTCGACGTATGCCGGCGTGCCAGACGTGTGCTCGACCGTGGTGGCACCGGTCAGGTTTTCCTTCCCGATATCCACCCAGGCGTCCAGTTTGACGGTGACAGGCTGATCAGTCAGGGTGCCACTCGATTGCGCCAGCGCAGCGGCGGTGCCGAGCAAGGCAATCGTCATCGATTCTTTGTTGACTTCGCTCAGTTCCAGCGTGAAGTCGGCAGGCTGTTGGATGGAGACGGATTCCAGCACCTGGCCGTAGTCGTTACGCCCTTTGCTGGTCTGTTCCTTCTTATCGACGTTCGGTTTGATCTCGAACTTGTTGGCGTAGTACGGGCCTTGTCGACCTTGCTTCACGCCACCGACGATGCGATCGATGTAAATGTCACCTGCGCCCAGAAATCCGCGTGCTGCCATGAATGTTCTCCCGAAAGTTCCCGCAACAACGGCGGTGTGAGTTGATACCGGGAGTTTCGGACTTTATTGAAAAAGCAGGCTGCGGGATAATTTCGGGTTACGGATTAGCCAGGTCTTCGACGAACTCGACGCCGACCAGAACGCGCGCCTGGACGAGAGCTACCCCATCTTCACGGGGGCCGATGTCGCGACCGAGATAGGAGACTTTTTTAACTTTTCCACCAAAGGTGGCGCCGTCCTTGAAGATCGCGCGCTTGATATCGCGGATCATGGCGTTGGCCTTGTCGTTAGGGTTGTCCGGATCGCAGGTATCGAATCCGTCAATGACGTACTGCTGCTGGACAAGTACCGTTGGCATACGACTCGGTTGATCCTGTACGTCGTCCTGGCCTTCGAGCACCATGGTGCACGGCGGCTTGTCGTCGCCAGGGATCTTACGCCGCCCCATCATCACGTCCCGGCCAATTTCGGTCTCGAATCCATTTGCGGTGCGGATGAACAACAAACGGGTTTTGATTTCGGCGGATACCTCGCCAGCGGTGAAAAAAGTGGTCATGCCAATCCTTTGTTAAATGCGGACTCGGCCGCGTCGATGACCGCCTGCTGCAGGTCCTCGGCCACCTGGTCCTCGATGCGCACCGCCGCCACCTTGAACAATTGATAAACGGATGGTCCGGTCAAGGTCTCCATCTTGTCGCTGCCTTTTTTACGGCGGAAAACCAACAGGTTTCCATCGGCGTCGGTTTTGCCTGGGATGGCAAATGCAGGGCCGATCTTCTTGCGCCCCCCTTTTACCACCTCTACGCTGCGCCCTGCCGCCTTACTATTGACCGGGATGCCCAGTGCGGCACTGCCGGTACGCTTGGTCCAACCCGGCCACGGGCCAAACTTGTGTCCGGCCGCTTGGATGCGGTCGTTGCTCCAGTTGACATCCGTCGTCAGCTGCATGGCGCCGTAGTGCGACAGGCTTGTCAAATAGCCTCGGCCGCCAAACGCCACGATTTCAGCCTTTGGCTTTTGCGGTGTCGCGTGCTGCACTTGCATCTTCCGCTGCACATAGTCGTCCGTCAGGTTGATCCCCGACAGAATCGTCTTGCGACCCAGTGCATACGCACTATCGACCGTGTCATTAATCGCGTCGACAACGAACGTGCCGATCTGCTCCGACGTCATGCCGGCCAGTTTGTCCGCGAACCGGTCAACCTGGGCAACGTCGAACTTAATGCTAAAAGACGAGCGGCGAGCCATTACGGGGTGTATTTGATGAGAATGAATCGGGTGCTGGCGCCGGTGCTCTGATAAATCGCGTCCAGCTTGTATGAGCCGTCGGGATGCGTCAGGGTGTCGTTGACTTTCGGGGCGTGATCATTGTCGATCGTGGCCACGCTGCGCTCGACCACCGTGGTGTCATCCGTACCGATGATTTGCACGCCGTGCTCGATGTTCACTTTGCACGGGACACTTCCACGTAAAAGGGAGTCCTCACCCAGTATAGCGAGGACTCCCTTCGTGGCCCGTTTAAAAACGGACAGCATCTGATTACGAAGCGGCTGCCGACACCTTGATCACTGCTTCGGGCAGCGAGCAGAAGTTCAGCGGGTTGGACTGGGACTCCAGTTTCACACCCTTGTTCATGCCCATCAGTTCCTGCTTGGCGTAGTACGGCAGGCCCTTGGTGTTGACGGTCTCCATGTAGTCGGCTGGCGCGAAGGCAGTCTGGAACAAGCCACTCACACCTTCGGGATAGGCGTATGCCAGGCCGTCAGGGATGAAGTCGTGGGTGCCGATACCGCCTGCGTATTCTTCGAACACGACACCTGCGAACTCGAACGAGGTACCACTTTGATCTTCGCGAGCATACGAATTCTGGTTGTACAGTTCGAACGCCTTTTCAACCGCGGCGTGACCAGTCAGATCGTCGAAGAACGACTGCGAGCACAGCACCTTAACGCGGGTGAACGAGCGACCACCAAGGGCTGCAGCGATCTTGCGTTTGATCTGGATGACCAGTTGCTTGACCTTGGTGGTGCTAGTTGCCAGAGCCATGAACTGGGTCTGCTGTGCCATGCCAAACGCGCTGTAAACATCCAGCAGCACGGTGGTACCGTCTGCATCCAGAACTTGACCCTTGACGGCGCCGATGCGGTGGTATTCCAGCGTCACGTCCAGTTGGGCCTTCATCTTGACCAGTTTATCGCGCACGAGATCTTGTGCCGCCATAACTTCGGTCTCGGAGCCGAATGCACGAATGCCCTGAACTTCATCCGCCATCACGGCGCCGGTCTGCGGCAGGTGGATGGTGTTCAGGTTGATCAGGCTGCGACCATCGAGGGTCACCGGCTCACCGACACCACCGCGCGGCGCCGCTGGCACGAGGGTCAGGCTGGAACCTTTGCGCTCGATCATCATCGAGGTGGTGCGGATACCGTATTCGGTGAACAGGCCAGAATCACCCAAACGCGTTTGCACGCGCGGGATGTCCACGATGGTGGAGGTCAGTTGCGAGACGCCGAACGCGTCGTCGTTGAAAATATCGAAAGTTGCCATGTTTATTTCTCCTGGTATGGTTGGCGATTAGCTGTCGGCTTAGTTTTCGGTCGACAGCAAGCCAGTCGAACCGCGGACGATTACATCCTTTGCTGCCAGGTCGGCTTCGCCGTTTGCATCGAGGCCGGTGAGGCGGCTGCGCACGACTTCGCAATCACGCACAAAGCCGACGGCGTCCGAATCGCCAGTCTTGGCAGGCAGCCAGTTGTACAGCACGCCGGTGGCCACTTCGGTGCCATCGCTGGCGCCGTTGTTGTACGGTGCGTATTTGCCACTCGCGGTGATTTTGCCCAACACAGTGCCCGACTTGATTTCAACGCCGGTCTGCACAACCGTGATGTTTTCCCGGCTACGATTGCCGGATGCTTCGCTCAGTACGAACTCGACCAGGCGCGGGTTTGATGTCAAGATGCTCATTTCAGCTTCCTTTCTTTACGGTTTGTGCGTTGTGCGAGGCCCAGAGGGAAGCAGGGTTGATGACCTTGGGCTTCGCACCTTTTCCGGCCGGCTGCTTGTTTTGAGAACGAGGTGCGGTATCGACAACCGAATCTTCATCGTCGGAAGCCATCACCTTGGCAATCTC